GGTCCCCCTCCTTAACATAAAATAACGGCTATTCCCCTAAGCCGCTCTTTGAAATCTCATTATACTACAATTTAGTGGTCATAACTACCAAAATCATGTATAATTCGGTCCGCTAATTACAAAGATACGCATAAACACTGCTTTCCTTGTAGTCTATGCATTTATAATACGCCAAATAAACCACATAAAATAGACAAAACCACTTTAAAATTGTTTATATTGCAGTAATAATTACAGTAAATTATTTTACTTTTAGGTGGATTTCTACCACAAAACATATTATAATATAACTAATAGGAGGTGAATTATGTGGAGACTATAGGAGAAAGAGTTAAAAGACTAAGAGAAAAACGAGGTTGGACACAAGCACAATTAACAGCTCGAATGGGAGCAAACAGTACCACAACACTTTCACGTATCGAAAACGGAGTTACTAAAGAAATGCGTATACCGATGGCACAAAAACTAGCGGAAATATTCGATGTAACTCCAGAATACATTATGTACGGAGAAAATATTAATAATCTATATACAGAAGAAGTCTATAGATTTATTATGAATCCAAAAAATGTAGAACTCATTGACATATTCGTCAAAGAACAGATTCTCAAAGAACTAAAGGAAAACTACAAAAAGAAAAAGGAGGGCAATTAAGCCCTCTTTTTTGCTGTAATGAAATCACGTATAACTGTATTATCCAGTTGCATGATATACATATTTCCCTTTTTTAGTTCTTCCAGTTTGTCACCGAAGTATGCTAACTTTCTAGCCTTATCTTTAGACAATGTTTCAACAAAAGCCATAGGTTTACCCTTCTTTGTTCTCGTATTCTTAATTTTAGTTATGAGTGCGAGAATATTAGTATTACCATCTACAATACTATTGTCATAGTCAGCAAACATATCAGTAAACGTATATCGCAATGTAGCAAACTCCATTTGACCATAGCTTTCTTCTTGTTCGCCAGAGTACACAAACTCACCTTTAGACTTGCGTTTATCTTTAAGCCAGTCGATATATTCCAATAATTCCCATCTGGTTTTGCTAGTGTAATTATCACACGCACCAGAACGAACAATATTTTTGAGAACAGTCTTATTCAAATTTACATTATCTACTAAAAACTGTTCCGCATTATTTCCATTTGGTACAATTGAATTGCCTACACCAGCAATCAAATTAAACCCTAATGTCACTGTACGATTTTTACCGACGCATTTCATTTGACTAACACCAATATCTGGCGGTAGCACCTTTATGTTAATCTTTTTACAATGCTCGATTAAAGGAGATAATTTATCACGACCACTTGTATCTTGACCTACAATATCAATTAATGAGGCCATATACTCTGCTGTATAATGTGCCTTAATGTAAGCTGTATACCAAGCTAAAAGCCCATACGCCGCCGAATGGCCCTTGTTAAATCCATAGTTAGCAAAAGTGATAATCTCATCGCATATCTCTTGCATAATGTCTTTAGGAATCCCATTCTTTAATCCTCTTTCTAACATATCGTCAATGACTGGTTGCATTTCTTCTGTAATCTTGCGACCAATAATACGACGTAAGTTATCTGCTTCACCATATGTATAACCACATAGTTCACGAGCAATCTTCATGATTTGTTCTTGGTATAAAATAACACCTTCTGTATCATTTAGTATAGGCTCTAATTTGGGGTGAAGATACGTAACTGACTCTTCTCCTTGTCTACGACGTTCGAAGACTCGAACCATACCAGAATCTAATGGCCCTGGTCTGAACAACGCTACAGTATCAATTAAATCTTCTACTCGTTGAGTATTAATGGCTTTGACTATATCTGTCATACCACCAGATTCAATTTGAAAACAACCTTGTGTAAATCCAGCTCTAAGCATACGAGCTGTGTAATCATCTTGCAAAGGTATGTTATTGATTAATAATTCATCTGGTCTACCAATACGCTCTAATGCACCATCGAGTACATCTAACGTTTTAAGACCGAGAATATCAAGCTTCATAATTCCCTGTTTTTCAAGCAAGTGAAAATCTTGTGCCGCTACCAGAATATCTTTATTCTTTTCTACTGCACACCAATTACTTACATCTTTAGGGAAAACTACAACAGCTGACGCATGCGTACTATACTTTTCTATGTGGCCTAAAAACTTTTCAGCTAAGTCACGAAGCATATCATCTTTTACATCAGCTAAATCATCAATTTTACTTGATATAGCGTCTATATCTGCTGGAGCATAGCCTAATGCTTGACCAGCACGTTGCAACGCTGATTTAGGTTGTATATAACTAATTGTTCTAATCTGATATACTAAGCCATACTTTTCACGGATATAATCGATAACTTCTTCACGTCTTTCGGAAGAAACATCAACGTCAATATCTGGGCTTGTCACACGCTCTGGGTTAGCGAATCGTTCAAATACTAGATTAAATCGTATAGGGTCTACTTGTGTAATACCAGCTAAATACGCAACTAAACTACCACCAACCGAACCACGTCCTGGCCCAATTGGTATATGTTTACGCTTACAGAATTCTAACATGTCATGAATGATACACATATAATTTGTGTAATGGCATTGTTCTAATACATCAAATTCATGTAATGCTTGTTCTTTATACTGTTGACTATTCTCTTTCTTAGCAATACCTAATCGTTTCCACCCTTCGTTACATCTATCTTTTAGATAACGTAATGGGTCCTTGCAATCAAATACAGGGAAGTTTTCTTCTCCCATAGGGATTTCAATATCGCATTGGTCTATAATGTTAGATACATTCTTGAAGCATTGAGAGGTATCGTAATCGAAGAATTTAGCCATTTCTTTCTGGCTCATCATATGATAATCACCAGAAGCGTAATACTCACTATCTTCACCTAAACCAAGCCATGCACGATGAGTATCGGTATCAGATGGTAATACATAGTGACTATCACCAGTAATGATGATAGGAATGTTGTATTTATCACCTAGCTCACGGACCTTATTGTTGTATTCATATTGTTCTGGAAAATCATGTGGCTGTATTTCCAAGTAAAAGTCATTACCAAAGATTTTGTGTAAGTCGTAAATCATGTTATCTGGATTTTCATGACTTAACACACCAGCGATACATGCAGTACTACAAATAAGTCCTTCATGACATTCCTCTAATATCTCAAAACCAATTCGAGGCTTTCGATAAAAATGTTCTGTGCCATATGTAGCAATCTTCATGAGATTACGATACCCAGTAAGATTTTTACATAATAACAGAATATGATAAGTTTGACCGCCTTTTACTTCTGGCTCGATAGCAAAATATCCTTCGTAACCTAAGATAGGTTTCAAACCTTCTTTTTTACACTTTAGATAAAATTCCATAAGACCAGTAGTAGTACCATGTTCTGTCATGGCTAAGGCGGTATAACCAAGCTCTTTAGCCCTTTTGATTTTATCATCTATAGTAGCAAATCCATCAAATATCGAAAAATCGCTATGGCTGTGTAAATCACAGAAACTCATAATACTTCAACTCCTTTACAACCTAGCTAGTAGTTCTTTATCTAGTATACGTGAAACATTATCCTTATATTCGTCTGGTACACTATTAACTACAGGGCTTTTAATTTGGCTTATAGCTAAGTCTATTTCTTTTTTTCTTTCTTTAAACGCTTCATTGATAACAGAAGTAACACTAAAAGTCTCTCCATTATAAGTCACTTTTTGCCCTTTCAAAAAGGCTTTAATAACCCTATATGCACCATCAATAATAACGTCTAATACAGTGTCCTTGTGTCCATATAACACATATCTATCCGACAGTACCTTAATTTTCACAACGCCAGCTTCTAATAGTAGCTCGCCAACATCAATCACTATATCCCATCTACGTATCATACTCGTTCCTCCTCTAGCTTCTGCAATTTACTGGTTAATTTCAAAAATTTACCGAATAATGAAGAATTTTCTTGTCTTAAAAGATATATCATTTCTTCATTATCTTTGATTGTAGATTTTACTAATTTAATTTTCTTCTTTATTTCATTTTTATCTTTCATTTTATTCCTTCTTTCTACTCACTTTGTTCGTATAATTACTTCGACTGAAGTCTTCGTAATTACATATTTTTCTTTATACTTTATATATAATTAGATAATCTAACATTATCTAATTTAATAAACGATTACGGGCAAAACTCTATGTTTTGCTATTCATTCGTTCAGTGAATACTTTTTGACGTATTCGCTTCACTACTTCATAACTAATGTTGATTATATTATTTAGTAGTATTAACAAATACTTCGAACCAACCTTTAGGTTGAGTGAGAATACGAACCAAACTTGTTTGGTGAGTATCTTATATTTCATTCACTTCGTTCATGATATTTACTTCGTAAATACAATTTTTTATATTAACTAAGTAAACTAAAATACATTATAGGAGAAGGTACAGCCCCCATTATATTGGGAGCTAGTACATGTGGTACATAATCGAAACTTCATAATAAATCTATTAAGGTAGCCCAGGTGTAGCTTTACCTACCACTCAGATGAGTTTGTTTCGACAGCCTTCTACGACGGGACAAAATCTGGGAAACTTGCACGACGAATAGCCCCCCTCTAACGGCCAGATTACCGAGTCGCAAATTCGGTTCCGTTGTTTTTAGTTGGTGTTCGCCTCAACAGATTCAATATGTAGTTGTATTTTGCCTAGCAAAATATATATCCAATACATTCGACATACATAGGGCAACCTGAGTTTTCAAGACTGGTCTTCCTTCGTGCAATACGTATGCTAGCTACGATTGTATTGAGTTATAATTATGCTGTATAACATTTTCTACGTTTTGTTTTTAATACGTCAGAAAATTTTTTATGCTTACTGCAAAACATTTGTGTACCATGTTTAGAGTAAGAACAAAACTTACAGCCTTTACAGTATTCTTTTTTCTTTTTTCTATGTATGTACTCTATCGTTCCACACATAGAAACTCCTTGTGTTCCTTTAAATCTTTTTCCCATAATAGTTTTTCTTTCTTTTCACATTTTTACTCTTATAAGTGAAGTTATATTCAATTATAAAACAAGTCTTCGACATATGCTCTACGGCCACATCGACTTGTTACTTCGTATTATATACCTATCATTCCACGTTGTCAACACTTATAAGTGAATATATTTATGAAAATTTGATGAAGAAAATTTAATTCTTCATTTACAACCTTATTATACCGTAACTTTACTTATAAGTCAAATTCAATTTTTGATTTTAGGCATAAAAAAAGAGGGGGCGTATTGCCCCCATTAGTTGGTATACATTTTGACTAGGTTATAACGTGCATAATACGTTGGGTCCTTGTCAGTAATGTCATATTTAGCACCATATATAAATTTACCATTACGTTTTTCTACACCTACTTCGTGATGGAATTTACCAGCACGGAAGTTTTCTTGTGCGTAAACATCAAGTTCATGTCTATCTGGTACTTTTACATCGAATGTTACCTCCGATGTTTGGTTCATAACTACTTTGCCATCTTCAAATTTTTGTGTTTCGTTTTGTTGCAAGTTAAATTGTTGTTTTTTACCATTTACTTTTACTGTTACGTGAGGTTGTTCGATATTAGCTTCAACATCTGTATCCTCGGTAACATACGTTGGTATATTGTTTTTATATACTAATTCTTTTTCTTTTGGTACATATGCAAATGTAGTTTTTGTTTGTTGAGAACTATTTACACTCGCTATTTTCGTCTGTACGGGCGTTTTAGGTTGGTCCACGATAGTTTCCTTATGGAACATTCTATACCCACCATACAGGGCCACACAGACCCCTAGAATCGCAATTATAAAAACTATTAACCTTAAATTAGGCTTCACATAGTTCTGGGTGATATTGGAAATAAATTGCTTTACCACGAATAATGTCACCACCTTCTCCGTCCTCCTGTGGAAGTTTTAATAAATCCCAACGCATATCTGGGTCACTATCATGAATACCATATCCATCAATATCAGCCCATTCAGCATGCGTTTTTACTCTATCGTATACGATGTCCCAACCCTTAGCTTTACATATCTTATATACGATTTTAGCCATCGTATCCACTTGTTCATCAGTTGGTGGCTCCGTACCAAACTTAACTGTGCCGTCCGCCCAAACGCCAGCGTCAAAGCAACAAGACAATGAAATACCAATATTATTAGTGTTCCTATGCCAAGTATGCTCGCAATACACATCAAGATTATCGTAATCAGAATAGATTGTACCATCGCCAAGAATGTTAATATGATAGTGGTCAGAAGTGTCTTCATAGTGATTAGCCCCCCAATGCAGAGTGATTTTATCTGCATGGCATACACTAGCCATGTATTCAATATCGTTTAATGTATATTCCATATAACCTCCAATAAAAAGAGAGGAACCCTAATCGAGTTCCTCTTCAAAACCAGCAAATTTATCTGCTTTTTCTTTATTTTTAGCTTTGCTTGCTTTTGTTCCGTAATGTTTCAATTTGTCTGAAGCAGACATATCTAATGCCTTTTTAGCGTCAGATATATTTTTCTTTGTAATATTCATAGCTTTAAGTTCTTCTACACTAACAGATTTTGGGTCATTAATGTATTGGTAAATTAATTGTTTCTTCGATGATTTTTCATTTTGTGAGTTAGCATAATTGATAGAACTCATATCGCTATTAACTGAATCTAAGATTGGTCTAAAACCTAACATTTTAAGTACTCGTTCTTTATCGCTGTAATCACGAGTATCAACGCCTTTAGTCCAGTCATGTTTTTTACCAGTAGCACCTTGGTAGTAATTAGCAAAAGCTGGGGATAAATCATGGGCCATACCAAGAAGTACATTATTAGCTGTATTATGATTTTTAAATGATTCCATCATATTACCCAATGTACCGAATGTAGGACCGAAGAAATTATCTGTCGGAACCAAGTCGCCTACACCAATGTTACGGCTAAAGTCTGCACCGATAGTAGGAGCTGGTAAACCGTACATAGCGAGTAATGCTAATTGTTTTTTAGCTTTGTCATTGCCAGCCCATTCCATAATTGTTTCTTTAATACTATCTGTAGCTTTTTTATTTCTAATCCATTCAGCAAATGGGTCGGCTAATGAAATACCAGGGATACCCATTAGACCAGCCATTGTCATATAAGAACCTAAGAAACGAGCCATTTCTTTTTTATTTCCGCTTTTAACAATGTCATACATAAATTCTAATTCTTTTACTGAGTATTTCTTGAATTGTAGAATAAGTTTGCCTAGTGTCCCGTATTTGGTAAATAGTTGAGAAGCGTCTTTATCTGAATAGTCAAAGTTTGTTTCTCGAACAAAGTCAGAAGCAATATGTTCTGCTTCAGTTTGTGACTTACCTTCTGCAATAGCTTTTCTAAATGCGTGTAGTGCGGCTACACGTCTTGTATATTTATCCATTCGGTTAAACATATCCATTGATTTTTCGAATAATTTACCTAATTTAACTTTACCAACTTTCATATTGTAAATACTTTTTCTATTTTTTAGTGATTGAGTTTCCATAGCTGTATCTTGTAAATTCAAACCAATGTTATTGAACATTCTACGTTCAGCCATCGTAATGTTCTTTGTGCTAGGTCCAAACATCGTAGCGTCACGTACGGCTTGTGCAAAGTCTTTAGTGTAACCTGTTTTAGTCACAATATTCATCAATGCACCAAGTTGGGCAAGTGCCGCTGTAGGTCTAAACAAGCCAAGTTTAGCGACTGTAACAGCTTCCATGCTACGATTCATTAAATCAGTAGCGAATGTTTCACCGTAATGTTGCTTAATCCAGCCGTCGCCAATGAGTTCATTTACTGTTCTGTTGATTGTTTTATCTGCATTATTAGGAACGCCAATTACAGAGGAAATGAAATTGTGTAATACATCTTCTACGTCACGTCTAGCACCTTCACCATTACGACCGAATTGAGAAGCGTAATCTGTGCCAATTACATCACGATATAATGATGTAGATTTATGGTAGAACTCATTTGTTGGAATGAAATGAGCTTTATATCGTAGATAGTTTTCAATGTTACCAAATACATCTGGGTTAGCACCTTTAGCATTAGTACGAACATTGTTGTATTTATCTTTACGTAAATTACCATAGCCAAGTAATAGATGGCCAATTAAATCTTGTCGTGTAATCACGTCACGGCGTCTAAATAATTCGTCTAAGTTTGCGTATTGTAACTCTTGGTTTAATTGTTTACTATCAATACCCAAATCTTTTTGTTTCTTTTTATCTTGAATTAGGTCCATTAATTTTTCACGAGTTACGCCATCTTTTTTATTTACGAATTCGTCAATGATTTTATTTAAGGCTGGGTAAGAATGAGAGATACGTGCAAAACGTTTTTCTTGTTGTTCTCTACTCTCACCTTCATATACGATATCGTCATATGCAGATTCGTTTGAACCTTCGTAGATATCAGAACTTACATTTTCATCGTATCGAGGATTACGTTCTGTAATAATAATACGTAAATCTTTATTAAGTTTTTTATCTTTTACATAGTGTTCTGCGTCACGATATGTATGGAATGAAGCAATCTTTTCGCGTTTTTCGTATACGTCACCTTTATCGTCTGTGATTTCTCTGGCTAAGTACACGCCGTATCGACTGTGTAACATAGGTACGTGACCCCATAATTTATGTGGCTTATGTTCTGGGTCAGCACCGCTTGCTTGCCAAGCTTTAACAGAATCATTGAATACTCTGTCGTCTAAGTTACGCCAAGCGTTATATGCTTGCAATACTTTGTCATTATAGCCTTGCTCACGGATAGCTTTATCACGCAATGGAATAGAAGCCTTATGAGCTTGTTCCCATGTAGCGAATGGTTTCATAGCTTTGTCACTGGCAAATACACGGAAGTTACCATCTTTGTAATCCATGAAAGCATGTTTACCTTGATTTTTAAGTTCGTTGTATAGATTTTTTGCGTCTACTTCGTCTTTAAATTCTCTAAATGTATCATTCATATCAAGATTGATATATACTTCTTTATCACGAACCATTACGCCAACTGTTTGTACAAATTCACGTCCAAGGTCAGTAACTTGTTTAGCCAATTTATTGAATGACTCAATATTGTCTTCTCCGAGGTTAGTTTTAATCTTATCCAATGCTTTAAGATATACTCGTTGTAATTTATCTGCTTTTACTTCTGCTTCAGTTGCCCAGTGAATAATTGGCTTCATTTGTGGAATGTATTTTTCAATCATTTTGATTGGAGAACGCAACCACTTTTTAAATGTATAACCAGAGATATTACCCTGTTTTGCGTCACGTGTTTCAAACGTAATATTGTCGTCTTCTTTTTTAAGAAGTTTTGCCACCGCTTCAGCGAAGGAAGGCAATGCCTTGGCAATAGGGTTAGCTTCTTTGCCCTTTTGGTATAAGATAACGTCTTCTGGTGCTTTTTGTTTTTCTAATTTTACAATTTCTTTCATGACATATTGAGCTTTATTATCTACATCATCAGTAATTGTAATGATAGGAATACCATGCATATTAGCACCACGCTCAATATACGAATCTAATTGTTTATAATTGGTTTCGTCTAAAACAATATATTTGATGTCCTTGATGTTTAATTCGTGTAATTTAGCTTCGCCATATCCAGTACCAAATTGTTTTAAGTCTTGTCTCAATCCTTCGATTGCTTTTTTTGTTTGCTCGTCTAACTGTTGGCCACGTGTTACTTTTCTATATCCTTCTTCAATACTATCGCCTTTTCTCATACGATATAGAGTATCAATGATAGGTTTGATAGTTGTACGTGGTTTATCCATATCGTCATAGAATGATAAGATATCATTGTCGTATGAATCTTCTAGTATACGTAGCTCATGTTCTTTAAGTAATGGTCGAATATGTTTATCAATGACTTTCATAGCGTCCAGTATATTGATTGGCTTATTACGAGCATTTGATACAGAAATTTTATTACTTGATAATCGCTTAGGTTCGTCACTAACAAATGCTAATGCTTTGTTTACTAATCGAGTACCATCAATAGCCATACCACCGTATTCGTTTGGTGAATCATAGTTGTTAATTGTCTTAGTATACATATCTTGTGTACCAAGTACGTAACTATCTTTTACAACTTGTTTAGGGTCTAATACGAGTGCGTATTCACCATATCCATCAAGAACACTATCGTAAGCGTCTTTCCCTAACGAATATGAAACACTAGGTTCGATAAGCTTGCCTTGGTGGAAAGATTTACGAAGATATCCTGTACTTTCTCTGTGTAACATAATAGCGTAGTGTTCTTCTGGGTGTTCTTCTCTATCTTCAATCAGTGGTTTTGGATTAGTGACTTTAGAAGCAGACTCAAATAAAGCCCCTGTATGAACAGGAGCTAAATTGCCTTGTAAGGTATATGCTAATGTTTCTTCTAGGTTACTTCTATGACCTTCGTAAATTGCTCGCATTAAACTACCTTCATAAGGAATATTAAATTTTTTGTCTAATTCTTTTGCTTGCCATAACAATGACAACAAGATATTTTCTTTATCTTGTACTGATAATTTTTCACTATAAATTGTTCTTCCCACATCTGCGATGGTAGAATCTCTTAGTTGAAACAATGTTTCTAAAGTAGCATGTTCTACTTTATCTTTTGCAGAATCCCACTCTCGAAGTAATCCCCCAGTAAAGTTACGTCGCTTTTGTGTGGGATTTGTCTGCGAAATGTCTCCTTGATTTCCTCTATCGTGTGGTATTGTTTGTCCTTGTCGATGAAGCTCCGTCCGTCCACGATTATTCCCCAATTGAGTTGATTCCAATCGATTACCTTGGCGTTGAACTCCTTCTCCGCTACTTCTGCTAGGCATATTCGTGCCACGCATATAGCTATCTTCATTTGCATGCTCCCTAGAGAGAAGTGCTTCGTTTTGTTGAGTGGATAGAACTCGTTCATGTAATCCACCACTTTGAGTGCCATCTTGCCCAACTCGTCCTTCGGACATTTCATTTCTGTTAGTATTCGGTTGACTAAAGTTTCGATATCCATCAATTTCCTCCTTAATATAATCCGCTATCGAACTAGCAAAGTTCATCACTTGTTTTGTGGAACCAGCGTTGTTTAAGTAATCTCGTAATGCCGCATGAACCAATTCATGTTGGAAAGATGTACTACTACTATTGATTCTATCCTCTGGGATATAAATGACACCTAATGCAGAGTTATATTGTGGTGTTTCACCAGCGTCAGTCACTTGAATTTCGATGTGTTTAGCTTTGTTAAGGTAATTTACAACCTTTTGGTATTGGCCGCCTAAACGGCTTTTTAAAGCACCAAATAACACACTTGCTTGTTCAGGTGTTAAGTTATCAGATGTGTTTAATCCACGATTGATAATATTACTCAAATCGCTTATATTAACGTTTTCCGTTTGTTGTGTTTCTGTAGTTTCTTCTTTACCTTTTTGGTAAGATAAAGGGTCTTCTAATGCTTTTTCAACTGAAACGTTTTTAGGTCGTAACAACACTTGTCCGTCAAGTTCATCAATTACATATTCGCCTTTTCCATACAATTTGTCAAGTGTTTTTTGTAAGCCAGCTGTAGAGTCCGTATAGAACAACAATGAACCTGTATCTGAGTTAGCTATAGCGGCTTTTAAAATTTGTTCTCGTGCTTCTTGTACAGCTGATTTTGTGGCATAATCTTTTAGATTGGAAGCACTTTTCCCATCGAATGGAGTGGAACTAAGCATTAACTCTGCGTCAAATGATACCTTACCATTTTTCTCAGCTTTATTTGTGATGCTATCCGTATCAACACCTATATTTTCGAGTGTAGCTGTAATGTCAGTATTTGGTTTTACATTTAATTCAAAATGGAATACTTCTCTATCGTCTGTTGGTGTCACCTTGCTAAGAGTAATAGGAGATTGTTTATTAATACGATTTTCTTTGCGTTTATCTTCTTTAATAACTTTCGGTTGTTCTACAACTTCATCTTTCTTTTCAAATCCTGTTTTAAAGTATTGTTTAGCAAATGCAATCAATTTATCTTTTTCGTCAAATGGCGTTTTAGTTAAACCATCTTTACCGTCATACATTTTCTTATTGCGGTCATCTCTAATACGATTACCTTCCAAACCAAACGATTGTTTAGGGAACGAACCAGCAATTGCATATACTAACTGCTTAACTTTAGATGGGTTGGATTTGAAAGCTTGGATTGGACCACCAGCACCTTCGATAAGGTTTTCATATTCTTTAGTCAAGACTGTCTTGATAATCTTATTACGCTCACCATCTCTAAACGATGTAACTGGTTGACCAAGCTCTTTACTTAACCATTTGAATACGCTCTTATCAATAGCTGAAGGAGTTTTAAAGATAGCGTCTCTAACATATGCTGGGTGTTTAATTTCACCATTTACATGTGCTTCTACCATGTTGGCAGACGTATCATTTTTATGTTGAGGGATTTCAAAATTATATTCTTTTGTATCGCCTAAGTGATTAAAGTTAAATTTGTCAATTTGTTTTTGAATTTGTTGTGATTCGTTTTGATATCCTTGGTTAGTGACTTTTTCTGTATCTAATTTATTTTGGAATTTAGCAATACGGTCACGAATAATTTGAGCTTCTTTTTCTTTACCTTCTGGTGAACGGTCATGATTTTTAAGTTCGCCATCTTTATTGGTATTGTAGCGAACCATTTCAATCATTTTACGCAACTCTGGTTTATATTTGTTATTAGCGTTTTTCTCTAAATGAGATAAATACTTAATTGCTTCCTGTGGCGTAATTTTATTTTCTCGTAAACCAGCTAACGCACGTTCACCTTCAGTTTTATCATTTTTATACGGGCCACGTTTTTTAGTCTCTTGAACTGGCGTAGCTTCTTTTTCTATTTTCTTTTCTTCTTTTTTGATAACTTCTTTAGGTTGTACTTTTTTAGCTTTTTCTACGTCGATAGATTGTGCTGTAATAAGAGGTTTAAGCTCTGGATTTTCAGCTACTTTAGCTGAGATAGAACCCTTTTTAAATGAAGGTTTCACCTTAGCATTAGCTTGAGTTTTAGGTTTTTCTACCTTAACTTGTTTCTTAGCCTCTGCGATTTGTTCACCATATACTTCGTTCATTACCTTGTTATATAAGTTTTTGCTATTCTTTTTAAGGTCTTTGAGAATTTCATAACGATGAATTGGCTTGCCCATTTTACCAAGTTCAACTAATTGGTTAGCAATTAATTCTCGTGTTTGTTGAATTTTTTCTTTATCACGTGGGTCGTTTTCATCTAAGTTTTTAAAGGCTTCTGCGTATGCTTGGTTAGCTTTAATCACGTTAGCATTATCAGCACTACGTTTTAATAAGCCTGTTTTATCGTTGTTTTTCTTGCTTTCTTCAATTGAGCGAACATGATTTTGAATATCCTTCATCTCTTGTTCAGAATAGTTTTGTGTATTAATACCATTCTTACGAAGATATTCATAATCTTTGCGGACTTTACGTCCGTATTTTTTATCGGCTTCACGTTCTGCGATAGCTTTGCTAATGCGATAACCAGTTTCTTCTGCTCTATCACCATATAGAGGGTCTAGGAAAGGTTTGTTCACAGAATCTTTATAACGAGAAGAATATGCTTGTCTATTTTCGTTTTCTCGTTGCTGTGCTTGTTTTGCTTGTTGACGTCTACGTGCGTCAGCTTCCGCTTTCTCAACGGCAAGATTTGTATCGTTAACGTTTTGACGAATAGGATTATCAGACAATAAGTCCTTACGCTGTGCGTCTGATAGTTTATATCCTACTTTATCTGCACGTTCAACGATATTTTTCCCGTTCATAGGGTTGTAGTTATCTACGTCATTTTTCTTACGTAAAGTAGATACTAAAGTAGATGAGGCCTCATGTGCTTCTTTCTTTGTAAGACCAGCGTTCATGAAGTCGTCCATATACATATTATTGGTAAGCTTTTTAGGTCCCGTTTCGTCTGTAGAATTATCCCATAAATCTACGATACGATTTACTGTATCACTAACAGCTTGTTGTTTATTTGCAATATCAGCGTCAGAATATCTATTCTTGTGAAAACGTGCTGTCATAGTATCTAGCACATCATCGTAATCACCACGTTCTTGTGGTGCTAATTGGTCTGGCACCATTTCCGACAAGTCTGTAATACCGTCAACATCAGTATTATCTTCCATACTACGAACAGCAGATACTGGTGCCTCTACGTTTCCGTATACATCATCTTCTGTGTCAATATTATTAACGTTGTTGATACTTGCAGTATTATTCAGATTTGTTTCTTGTGGGCTACTGTCTATACTGTCTTCTGTAGAGACAGAAGGATTAGAACGAGATGAAGTCCAGCCACGAGCAGTATTTACGGCACCACCAATACCACCTAACATTAATGAACCAGCAAATGCGTCTTTGCCTTGGCTCATCATTTCATCAGTCCATGTACGTGGGTCATAGATATGTACGTTAGCGTAGTCTGGATTACCTAATGCCTGTTCTTGAATTTCTTGTTGCCATGCTTCAGTTAAACCTTCGCCAGTGGCACCAATCATAGCATTACCAGCCCAAGCACCAGCTGTTTTAGCTAGTACTTTGCCACCAGTACCAACAGCCATAGCGGCTGAAATACCTTTCATTGGCATACCTAGTGAGATTTTATCTGAAGCATAGTTTAATACAGCTGGGGCCCAGCCATCGTCAAAGGCTTGGTTACTAGCGTCCCATGCTTCGTTATAGTCCATACCACGACTTAAACCAGTCATATATGTATCACCAGCGTTACTAGCATTTTCAACTAGACCACCGACTGCAATACTACCAGCTGTTTTAGCGGCTTTAACGCCATATCGAATCGCCTTAGACCCTTCATATGCTCTAAGTGCAAACTTACCAACACCTGTTAATGCACCTACAACACCACCAGCAGTAGTACCAACACCAGGTACGATAGAACCAATAGCGGCGTCAGCGGCGGCTGATGTAGCGACATCAGTAGCCAAACTAGGAACAGATGAACCTAAAGCTTGAGCGGCCTGGTTTGCACCATACCATAAATATCCATCTGTATCTGCATTGCCTGTATAAGCATTACGAGCGGCTATATCACCCATTTGATTAGCACCATACATGGCTTCGTTAGCTAACCAGTCATGACCATTGTTTTTGGCCCAACCAGATAACTCACCAAATAGTCCGCCCATAGAACCAGCTAGACCAGATTGAAAGCTGTCAATTAAACCATCGTTCTCGCTTGGAATATAGCCAGAATCATCGAGGGCTTGTTTACGCTTCATGGCATTGTATTGAGGACCGTATGCAACGTTATATAGGTTATCGCCTAGCAACTGTCCTAAAGTAGGCATTTAATCACCCCTCCTGTATAAATAATCTATTCTTTTTTGTTAAGTTTATCAATGATGTCTTGGCTAGTGCTGTAATCCAATTTATTACCACTACTTGAATTTTGCATATGATTAATTTGGTATGTATAATCATTCCCAGCTCGTCGTAACATCTCCATAGAATATGGAGTTGCTTCAGCTGAACCTAATTGTAAAATTAAGTCACCATATCGACGATTTAATTCATTGACATCATTTTGAGAGAATTGTTCTTTATCAGCATTTTCAGATAAGTATTCACCAAATCCGCTTAATTGTTTATCGACGTATTTATCGCTACTGATAAGGCTAGAACTACTACCCCCACCAGAGCGACCACTTCTACCAGCACGAGCGGCTGTAGCGGCGGCTCTAACTGCCACCATATCACGCTGTAATTGACGTTGTTTTTCTGCTTCAGCGGCCTTAAATGCACGTTCATCAGCAAGTAATTGGTCTTGCCGTGCAAATTGTAGTCCCATTTTAGCCATGTCATTTTGTGACATATAACGTTGTGCCATAGGACTTAAACGCACACCAAGAGCTTGGCCTAAACTTGCAAGCATTTCTGCATTAGAGCTATTCTTACTATTAGCAATCATCTGTGCTAGTTGACCAGCACCAGTTAATTGAGTTGATTGGTTATTTAGTTTAGCCTCTTCTTGTGCCTTGGCAATCGCTGATTGCATAAGCTGTTTGTCACTTTGAGCGTAGAAAGGAGACGCTAGTCTACCACGTGCTAAGTGATGTGCTTGCGTTGATAACGCACTACGTAATGCGTCGTCACCAGCGGCTGATACATTTTGCTTTGGTGTATTAAGAATACCCATAACTTGACCAAAGTCAATTTGCTCTTTTGGGTCATCTAATTGGAATTGAGCCGCTAAATTAATAGGCGATTTACCTTGTTGAGTATAGTTAACAGGGATATTAGAACGTCCACCGCCACCAATTGATTTAACATAATTACGAGTTTCTTCAATTGGAATTGTATCTGGCGAACCGTCCCAGCCATTACTAATCCAGCTATCAACATTACCAGGACCAGCGTTATACGCCGCTAAGGCTTTAGTAATGTCTCCACCATACTTTTGCAAATTTTGGGCGATGTATTTAGCACCGCCCATTGCACTTTGGTATGGATTTGTCATATCTTCAATGCCTAAATCTCGTGCTGTATCTGGCATTGTTTGGAACAAGCCTGTAGCACCAGCAGAACTGACGGCAGTTGGGTCAAAACCGCTTTCTTGTCGAGCTACACTAGCAAGAAGGTCAGGGTCTACGCCAGTACTATTGGACGCTTGAATAATAGCGTCTTGAATATTACTAGGCACATTCCCATATTGAGAAAAATCCATAAACCCTCCTTATCCAAGTAAACCAGGCATATTTGCTTTGTATTGATTGTATGTCAAGTAATCGTTATCATGTAAGCGTTTGCCAGCGTTGATATCCTTATATTGATTCCAGTAATCTTGTTGTTTTAATAGACCAGCGTTAATGCCTTCTGCATTTGTTGGGGTTAAAGCTGGGCCATTATAACCCATTGCTGATAGTTTAGCGTTACCACTAGCCCAGCCAGTACTATCGCCTTTATCAAGCCCCATCATTGCTTTTGTTTGGTCTAAAAAGCCGTTATATTTATTTGCTTCGTCGTTAGCAAATTCTTTATCTTGGTTTTTAGCTTCTCCACGTGCCATACGGTTATCTGCTAGTAAGCCTAACCCATTAGCTACTGCATTACCAAATTGGTACCATGGGTCTGATTTTGGGTCATACGGAATGTATAGCATTAAGTTCCTCCTCGGTAAAACCTTCTACAACAATGCCGTTTGCATAGAACATATTAGAACCCGTGCAAACTAATTCATATACTGGTACGATACGACCAGCTTTAAAGTCAATGATATGTTCAAATCCACTATTAGTAAGGACTTCCATGCCTTCTTCAAGTTCATCAATAGCTTTGAGACCATCTCGTGTCCATACTGTTTGTGTGTGAGTTGTTTCTAATGAATGGTTGTCTGTAATCAAGTGCATAGTTTCTCGTTCTCCACATTCAACTACTTTAAGCACTTTCTCAATACCATCTTTAGCCACAACAATATCTCCCTCATTAATTTCGTTAATAGGGATATAGCCATAATCTGTTTCAATTTCAACTTCAGCTGGGAAACAAGCTAGATAAGCACCAACGCCTTGCATTAGGCCACCGAAGAAACCAGAGCCGTTTTGCGTTACATAACCACGTCCATTATTCATTTGGCTAGTAGCCTGTAATGCGTCTGTATTCGATTTGTTTTGGCCTTGAGCCAATTGTAAATATTGTTGAGGATTTGCAAATGAGTACATATTTGCTTTGTGAGCCAATTCCAAAGGATTGAGTGCAAATTGATATTTTTGGTCCAACAACCCTTTTTGCGTGTTGAGGTCTTCGCTGTAATCCTTCGACATTTGTGCAGCGATATTTTTTTGCATATCGTTTGTTGCTGAGTTTAGTCGAGAACTATCCACAATACCTTTTCTAGCCATCGCTGATAATTGCTGGCCCATCGTATTTTCGTAGATACGATTAAAGTAATTTGTTTTTGAGTTAGCATATACATCTGGTAATTTACCAGTTGCTAATTCAGCTTGTTCTTTACGTAGGTTGTCTACATCATTTACAGTTTGACTATAAATAGATGACCAGTTAGGGTTAACCACATCGTTTAGTAATGAGGTACCACGAGATACAAGCTGGTCTATACTCGGTTGAATTGAAGCTAAATACGCTTGTTGTTGGCGTAATAGTTGTTTTTCTTCCTCGGATAGAGGGCGTTCATGATAAGAAGAACCACCTTTTTTACCCATTAATTAACCTCCCTTACGAAGTAATATTGCCATTGTCCACCTAAGAATTTTTTCTCTTTTAAGGTAGACTTAGTTAATCGTGCATATGCTTTAGGATTATGAGGAGTAATTGTTGATACTCCCTTTAACCCTAAGCGTTTTGCATAAGCTTCCATAGTAGGAAATGCTTTTTTAAAATCTATACTAACGGGACCACATTCTAAATATTCTCCACATACGCCATATGTAAAGAAAGAGCCGTCCTCGAAAATGTGAATAAATGGATACCATTCTAGGTCCCAATCGTCCCAGAAATTACCCATTTTCTTATTGTATTTTTTAATCCATTTCACAATGTCTTCGTCTTTAGCCATGTGACATCTCCATATAAAAAAAGTGGCACCCTTTTCAGAGTGCCGTTATATTATCCATATGGGTTTCTATTTGATGACCCTGTGCCTTTTAAAAAATCATCATGTTTACTACTTCGTTTTTTAGCTCCGAAACCAGAATTGCGTCGTCCACCACCAGAAGAACCTTGACTTACTAAAGCCTCGTTTTCTTTCACAATGTCAAATGATACGAATTTAAAGACAATATTGCTGTCCGTTTCAAATTTAAACTGTAGTTTTGGCGAACGTATTTGACTCTTAAATTCTTTTTGTTGCTCTTCGGTAGTCCATGAATGATGAATTACAGTTTCATTAATAGAAATATCACCGCTACCAGCGGTATCTGACATTACGTCAATATATGTTCTGTATACGTTCATTTGATGTGTATCACGAATTTCACCGCTTTTAATCTCTTGATGAATGGTCGTCTTATTGTCGTCGTGGTTGTCCCACCGTAATTCATACAAGGAACCACTTGTATCATTGTCATTCATTGATACTAAAACGTGATAACGATTTTCACATATTGATGTAATCTTATGAGGAAATACCCATTTACTAAAAGCTTTAAGCCCGTAATGATATACATATACTGTATTTCCACTATCTCCGCTTATTACCAATTGTTTGGTTCTACGCAAGTCAAAAATAAACGGATTATCCACTCTTCGTTTAATGAGAGGATTACATTTCTCTCCGATATCTTTTGGTTCAAAATTAGAGTATGTAAGAGATGTAGCATACGATTTAAGTCCAGTAGTGGACATAAATACTACGTCTTTGCCTAAATTAGTACAAGCATGCCGTGATATAAAGTCACTCTTACTTCCTAGTTGCATGATATTCCAATCACTAGGCTCATTTTGTACTGTGTAAATTAGCCCGTTATTTTTAAATACTAATAAATCTGTAGCCAGTTCAGCTACACCAACAATGTCCCCACCGTCTTTATACCCTACGTTCACGTCTTTCCGTGCGGAATCATCATTGGAATTTTCGTGCCAGTCTTCCTCGTCTCCAATAGCCGAATAGATTAGTAAATCTTGACCAGATTTAGATACTACTACTCGACCAGAACGTGTAAATACAATATCTGCATTTGGTGATTCTGCAATTTCAGATACAGTTTGGTAATTGTATTTTTGTAATTTACCACCACTTGCCATCAAAAGATTGCCACCAAATTTAGTGCATGTTGGACGCTTTGCGTCTCCGTTTAGAGTACCGATAAATTGAGGTGTTTTACCAAACTCATATCTATAAATTTTTTTATTCTCTAAGAAGATGAAAAAGTCGTTCATTTCGTAGTCATTATAAATATAAGTAATTGATGAATCAAACGTATGTAGAGGGGAACCTAATCCCCTCCGTGTACGTAATTTATCCCCCTCAATATCAAATTCAAAATTCTCTAAATTTACACATTCATTTTGTTTAAGGAATTCTGGTGATTTTGCGACGTTCATACCACCTGTTAAATCAACGAGAGTAACAGTTTGTATGCGTTGGGATTTGCCAACTTTTTTCGCCATATATTATAGATGGTCTACGTAGCCGTTTGTACCGATAATCTTAGTAGTGCGATTCATAATATCAAATTGAACTACATCGCCTTCGTTAGCTGCAATACATGGTACAGAAGTTGTGCCTTTTACGGCGGTTCCTACATGCATATCTTTAGGAGCAACGAAAGTAATTGTAGTCTTACTATTAAGTAAATCAACTGATTTATTTGGGTAAACAACAATTAAATTATTAAAACTTACACCGAAATTAGATGGCTCGATAATCAGTGTATCGTTTCCACTAAGTATGGTGTTCGAATTGTCATCTCTCCGATACTCAACGCTCGTACCTGAACTACTACTAGCAATTTTAATTGTATCTTCACTAATTAAATCTAATACAACTGTATCTGTATTACCAATAGTATGACTTGTTACTAGCTTGCTAATATCATAATATTTGAACACCGATGGGCTATTAGACTGACGTAACCACAATTGGTTATCTACTTCTCGGTAATCAATGTTATGAGGACCTTCAATACCTTCGTACGCTGGGTCACTGGCGATTTCTACAGGAGTATTGGCTTGAATACCAGGAATAACTAATGTGGATTTGACCTCACCTTGCCAAATAGCTTCTAATGTTACAGAACGTTCGTCCATTGGGTGAGATAATATGAACGGATATGAGAATTGCGTACTGTCATTTATAGTAGACGTATTTTCTGTTCCTTTTTCTTTAATGATTAAACCATCAACATTAATACCACCGATTTGTATTGTAGTGTCGCCATATTTCACTGGAACACGAACTTCTAACTTCGCGAATTGGAATAAACCTATGATATTAGCTTTATCAACGATAAATTTTAATACATCGTTTAAACTGGAACTGTTCGGTAGATAACCACGTTTTACTATGACATCATATACTTCTTTAACGTCTGCTCCAGTACCAGGGTCACCTTTATCCCCTTTAGGCCCTTTTAATTGTTCGATTTGCTCTGGTGTTAAATCTTCAAATCGTAATGATTTACCAGGCTCTCCTTTTTGCCCTTCATGAATTTCAATGGTTAAAGGTCCATTTTGAACTAAAGTAATCGGTTGTTCCATAAATCCTCCTTAACGTTTAAGTTTATTAAGTATATTGCTACTTAATAAGTCCATAAGTTTATCCATATGAGAAACACCACTGTCTCTCATATTTTCTACGATAGATAAAAACTCACTATAGCACGTGTAACCGATAGTAAAGGTTACTGCTTTCATGCCAAGTACAATACCGCTATTACCAAATGCATGGTCAATCATGACCGCCGCCGATAATAGCAATGCGTACTGTATCATCTTAGAAAGAAAGCCAGTGCCTAAGTGAGATGTTGTAATTTTGCCAGCTCTAAATGCTGGTATCCACCCTCTAAATTTATCGATTGTTGTAATATTCTCTTGCGGTATGCCTTGTTCTATTAAATACTGGTTACTAATTGCAAACCATTTAGTAATAATATCCAAGACTAATAACCAGAAAATACCCTGTGCGACGTATGCGTAATCAGATTGGTGAAAAGATAATATTAGAGATAATGCTGTGCCAGCCATAACTTTAATCTCCCAAAAATTTAATAATCGATACATTTGTTCAACCAACCGTTCATATACGTCAAAAATGTCAGCCAAGATTACAATCAATACGCCAGTAAGAAATCTATACGGAGGTGGAAAATGAGTATTAATCCAATCTCTCAATAAACCTCCTTAATGGTATGAAATACCTGGACTAACTAAAAAAGGTCCTTGAAGAATACGCTCTTGCTTACCACTAGCGTTAATTTGAATAACATCGTAGTAGTAGGAAGCAAGTTCTCCGTAATAGGACCCATCTGTATCAATTTGAGAAGTGACTTCGTGTGAAAAAGACACTTCTACCAGACCATGTTGTGGCTCTGGTGTTGTACATTCCGCTTCTGCTAAGACAGTTTCACTTTCTGCGTTTTCACGCACCTTGCAGACATACGAAAAGCCAGTAATATCTACTGGCTCTTTTTGTGCGTCTTTAATTACAAGTTGGAAAGAAAAATCGTCACCTTGGTTAACAACCAATTCGTGCGTAGGCGGTGATAATTTTCGTTTTGCCATAAACCTCCTATTTCATGTCAGTACAGAGAAAACGATAAGAAATAAACCATGCAATAGCACCTATTAGGCCTTGTGTACATAGCCCTACCAAGAATCGACCAATATCTCCACGAAGGAGTTCTTGAAATGGTGTGCTTAACATGTAGAGTAAAAATGCAGTGGCTGGTATCATACCGATAATTTTGTTCATAATATCACCTCTTGTTAACATGAAGATACTATGAAACATAGTGTTGTGTCAATTGTTAAATAGTTGCACGTTCTAATACAGGAAAGTCTTCTGTCCCAGCCAATTCACATACCATAATACGTGTGGTATGTGACCCGTCAACTTTTACACCTGGTTGACCACTATAATATACAGAGATATTTAACACTCCATTTATTAAGTTGATTTCATGGTTGACTCGATTTTGGTCGGATAGTAAAACCATCTGCGGACTTGTAAATGATACCCCAGGTTTTTGGATATGTTGAATTTGCACGTCTCCTACTTCGTATGCTTGTTTCGGCAACAATGTTTCGCTCTCATAATGTTTATTAACGACTTTTTTTACACGCATGATTAATTTATTACTATTAAAAATACGTTCGCCATTACCATTATATATTTCCATTCCATAATTAGAGTCGGTTGGTATCTTATTAGAATACACATAAATCGTTGATTGGTTAGCTACAGCTTGAATTTCTTCTATACTGTCAGTGAAAAACATAAAGTGCATATAGCTTGTTATTTGACCTTGTGAGTCAGTATGTCGTGTTTCTGTAATACTAATTTTTCGCATGGTTGCATTTGACTCTAAGGCATAAGCATAGACTTCATCGGTGTCTCTGTTTTTTACTGGCAAATAGAAATAGCATACATACTCCCATTTTTCTGGGTGGCCGAACACAGGTATATGCTGGTAAGCAAATGTGCCGTCTACGAATTTACCAGATAAAAGCCCAACTTCACCGTTATAGAGTGGAAATGTTTTTAATGGTACTTTGTATTTTAAATATAAACAACAGTCAGTATCATTGATAGTCGTTACATCTTGTTGATTAACTGCTTGAAAATGTTTCATTACATCACCCCATATATTACGGCAACTTGACATCTTTTTCCAATCGCCTTATCTGACTTTAATGTCCACGACAAAACATTACCCGATAATTGTAAATCGTATACAGTTGAGAAACCAGATTGAGGTCTTGGTTCGCCTTGAGCATAACTATTAAGGAAATACCATATGTATTCGTTATTTGTGGTTGGAATTGTAACACTGCCACTCGGCTCGATAACATCAAACCTCTTAATACCGACTATTTTAGTTAACCTATCAGTAATATCAACCATAATTTTGCCGTTCTTGTCGAACGTTTGTAATCCAGCTGGCATATCTTCACCCCTTTTAAATATTTTACGCCAAACTTTTTTAAACCATTCTATTAATCTTCCCATACGCCTACCCTCACTCTCAATTGATTGTTTTCATCGTAAACTTCAATTAAGTTATCTTTGATAACTGTTCTAGCACCAGTATCTGCTGTTTTTAACTCGCCAATACGTGCTGTGATAGTGGATAAACTATCTACTTGTAATTTATCGCCAGTAATAGCATGTGATTGTATTTTCTCCGTAGTAATACTACCAGCTTTAATTCTATCCCCAGCAATACTATTAGCAGATATTTTATCGCCAGAAATACTACCAGTAACAATTTTATCGCCAGTAATTGTATCGGCTTTCAGTCTATCACCTGTGATAGTGCCAGTAGCTATTTTCTCTGCTGTAATTTCTCCAGTTTTGATTTTATCTGAAGTGATAGCATTAGCGGCGATTTTGTCACCAGTAATAGCATTGGCGACCAACTTATCCGTCGTAATAGAACCGTCCGCAATCTTTGTTCCTACAACTGCCTTGTCACCAATATATTTAGAGACTATTACGCCGTTATCAAATACTGTTTTTTCTGTAATATGGACAGCTTCTGGCGGGATTTCTTCAATCGTAGACTTCTGTACTATCCTAGACATTTCGCCCTCACCAAATACGTCTACAAAGCACACTTTAATTTGATATTCTCCTGTAGAACAGTTAAAGCTAAACTTGTTATCTTGGACAAAATGTTTTTCATTATTGATGTACACATTAGCCCCATAACAGTCTTCTGGGATAACATCGAACTCTACATATAGCCCTTCAAATACTGGAGCTACTTGAATAGATGTTGGAGCATGAGGGATAGGTTTAGAATACTCTATTGTGCTTGGAGCAGAATATGTATTGCCTACTCCTTTGTTATATAAGTAGGCTGTACCTTGACGTGCGTACGGCATGGACGTAGAACTCCAAGATGTTGTGAGGTCAAGTCTATTATGAATATCTCCAGGGTGTTGGTCTAATCTTAACTCTGTCCATTCGTAATCGTTTTGTGGATATTGCTTCCAAGACCAATACGCTCCTCTTTTGTCAAATACAACTGTAGCTTCGTATGGTGATTTAGGAACATATTTAGTTTCAGCGATGTAGTGTAAAGCGATTGGAGCTTTACCACTAATAGATAGAGCGTTTCGAACATCTCTACCTCTGATACGAATCCAATATTTTTTGCCAATATCTACATTATCTAGCGTAAACTGATTGGTGCGAGTTGTATCATAATGACGAACTGTATCTTTTTCTTCGAACATTTCTAACGTGTCATGAAAGTCACCAACTTTTACGTCGATACTTACGCCAGCATATTGTTTAATTTGAGACGAATTCCAACGTATCAATAATGATACTGACCCATTTACAGCCTTTTCTTCGACTGTGATATTAGAAATTTGTTCATCAAAAGTATCTGGGTTATCAGCGATAACATTAAAGTAGCTTTCTACTTTTTTAATTTGGTCATCTAACTCCCCAGCAATATTTTTTAAATAGCTTTTTAAAAGCGAAATAAACTTCCTACCGTCGCCTTGTATAGAAGGAGGTAGTTGATTGACGCCATTATCAGACATACTCACCTCCTTATAATAAACCTACGATAGCCTCTACCATATCTTGTTCAACGTCCATATTAAAGCCGTGGTTAGACATGGCGAGAATAATAACTAATTGTGCAATAATATCTCCAAACGCTTCGTTACTAAAAGGAATTTGGTCTGTATCTGCGTTTACAAACTTTGGTTTTTTGTAGTAACGGACTTTAAGAGGGACTTTACCATAGACTTCCACGGAATTATCTCTGACAATAAGCGGAGCTTGGTTAGTAGCCCTGTACCAGTCAGCTGGAGCAGTATCATTAGCTTGCGTGAATGTAACATCTCCAATTACCTCGTAATACCCATGGTCAATTAATACGTGCCATATAAAGTTGATAGCGTCATTAATATAAGCAATTAATTCCTTATCCTCATAACCACTTTGAAGGTTATCACTTAAACGGTCTCGAAGAGCCGCCTTATCCATTAGTTCTCTTACCGTCATCTTCTTTCACCTCACCTGTAATAGATTTAATATCATATACTGTATAGGTAACAAGTTGTCGTTGTTGGAGAATTTTATCAAATGGAATTTCATCTGTTAAGTTGTGAACGTGTTTACGACTAGCAAAGTATCGAACAATCATCGTACCAGCATAATTGGGGTCCATGTGTTGAATTTTTACACCATCTGTATCTTGAATAAAGATAACAGGAAATTGTCCACACAAGGAGATAAAATCATCTGGACGAAGTGCTTTAGATGTACCATTTAGAGTTACCTCTTTTACTAACTCTGGATTACCATCTTGAGCTAATTCTTCACTAAGTCTATCAATGGCCACGTTTAAACTCATAATTAGTTCTTCGTCTGATAAACTAAGTTTCTGCATATCGCCTAGTCGTTGACGAACCAAAATCAACAAGTCATTTGTTGTCATTGTACCTCCTATACAAAGAATGGCATTGGTCGCTCAATAGGACCACTTGATTCGCCAGCTACCATTTTTTGAATTTCAGCTGATATTAAACCAGCTACAGTATCTGCTCCAAAATTACCATTAAGCAATCCTAGACTATAACGTGAGAACATGTCGAATAAGACATAAGGTAAATCAATTTCATCATCGATATTCTCAATGGGGTCTAAGATATAGGTATATGCCATTGTAGCTTCTTTATCAATTTTGATAGTATTACCAACAAATTTGTATTTGCCATCGAAGTCGTCTTCAAATGATTTGAATCCGCCAAAGTCAGTTGGTAAATTAGCTTTACCATTACGTGGTTTTAGTTTAACTTCTTTAGTAATCCAAAATGATTTAGCATTGATAAGGGCGAGGTTGACATACCGTAATACGATATTTAGAGCGTCTATAATTTCTGGGTCACTATGTTTACGATTAGCATTTTCTCCTAATCCATATAAAACAGAAGTAACCACATCACGTACTTCAATCATAAGTACCTCTTGATATTACCAGTCGTAGTCCTAAATTCTGGATTTTTCATAATCCATTTACGAATCCACATTTCGTATTCTTTTTTGTCCTTACCTTGACACTCTTGTGCCATAATAAGTTCAAAGTCACTCATAAAACGATGGCGAGGAATACGAGCAATGACTTTAGCTTGACCGTTCAAGTTGCCTTCAAGACCACTATCACGCTCCTCTTTTACTTGTTGTAAAACATCAGATTCGTCAAAGGTATGTTGAATACTCCAGGTGTCTTTCTCGACTGTAACCTTTGTGTCTATTCTCATATATCACCTTTTAATCAAAAAAAATAAGGGGGTAGAATTAACTACCCCCAAGGATTATTTGGAAATGCCGTACAAGCGAGCATTTGCAATTGGTGCAGTACATTCGAGAGTAGCTGTACCTGTAATTACGGATTCTTTGTATGTACCTTTGCGTTCCAAATCTTCATTATGGAATGGGATAAGGTAACCAAGTTTCCAGTATTGCAATTCAAGCAAGTCTACAACGTCATCTGCGTATAGACGGTGAGCAACCAACTCAATTACACCGAAGTCTGTTTCAAGAACGTCGATAACTTGAGTTAATTTTTTAGCTTCCATCGCAACGTTACGTTGAGAGTTAGCTGTGAATGTAGACGCTTTACGTTTGTTTTTACCAGACATAACAGCGATATCTACGTCACCACCACGACCCCATACTGCTTGCATAGCGTCATTCAATGATTCCATTGTAAATTCGCCAGCTGGATTCAACGCTTTAGCGTCGATAGCATTGCAGTAAGTCAATTCCATTTTACCAGCTGTAACAGCGGCAGATGGTTTGATTGGAGTGCCAGGAGTAGCGGCAGAATCTTCTGCTGTGGCATGCAATGTGAAAGTATCTTTATCGATAGGTTTCACGAAATATTGTGTATTAGCTTTGTACTTAGCGTCCAAAGCATTTGTACCTTTACCACGTACGATAACTTTATCACCAGTTACGAAGCGATGGTTAGCCAAAGTTACTACACCTTGAGCGTCTACAGTTACTTCAGAGAAGTTGTCCAAGAAGTAAGGAATACCACCGAAGCGACCAGCAGTAGTTTCATCGAATGGTGCTTTCACTTTGTTAGATACGATAGCATATTCAAGGTCACGACCAATTTCTTTAGAAGCCTTTAACATTTGATATGCTTTTTCATCACGGACACCGTATTTTTTGATAGCTTGAGTGATATCAGATACAGTGTAGCCGTGTTCAAATTGTTGTGTAAAGTTAGATTCGCGTCTACGTGGAGTAGCTTGACGAGTACTGAAATCATGTACTTCAAGAGTAGCGTTATCCATTGCTGGACGTAAAGAATCACACAACCAACTATGTTCTGTATTATGTACAGAAAGTTTCCCGAATCGGGAAGTTAAAAGTGTTTGGTCAGGGTCGATATTCGTAATGAAGTCATTCATGTCTTCAACCTTACCAACTACGTTGTAAGACTTAACAGCCGTTTGTTGGGACAATTAAGTACCTCCTTATTTAGAAAAATATCCTAGTTTAGAAATAATATCGGCTTGTTGGTCCACAGATAATCCACGTAATTTAGAATAATCAATTTCTGTTGTTGGACTACCTGGTGGAACAGTAGCGGCACCAGCACCCTCTACAAATGGCGGTTTCATAGATGGTTTCGCCTGTGGTACTGGTTGTTTTCGTTGAATTGTTGGTACTTGGTTAGCACCATAATACTCATTACGCACAGCTGACATGTATGCGTCAATTGTTTGCGAATCATAGTTATCCATCGCCTGTTTAATCTGAACAGCTTGTGCATAAGGTAAGTTATTTAGTTTTTCCAACGCCAATTGATTAATAGCTTGGAAGTTAGGGTCTTGAAAATATTTACCCATTGTATGATTAAAATTGTCTACCACACGTTGATGGTCTGCTTCTTGTTGACGAGCCGCATAGATTTCAGCTTTAACATTAGCAATACTATCAGCGTAAGCCGCTTGATGTAACGGATTATATTCATCGAATTCCTCCCCTAATGCGGATTGCACTTCTTTACGAGCGTATGCATCAAGTTGAGTGTAATAATCACGTTGCGTAATTTGCGGTTGTTGCGGTACTGTTTGTTGAACTTGAGGTTGAACTTGTTGAGTATTAACATTTGGTTGTACTTGAGGAGCTTGGTTATACTGCAAGTGGCGTCGTTCTTCTGCAAGAGCTTGCGTTTTACGAGTATAATCTTGATTTCTCATGTATCCATGTAACAACTCGTCAAGGGTTACTTCTTGTTCTTGGCCATTCACTTTGACAACATAAGTATCTGGTTCTGCTGGTTGTCCTTCTGGTTCAGCTGATTCACCTTCAGGGTCCTGTTCGCCTTCTTCTTCGCCATCACCGAATCGACCATTGTTGAAAAATACAGGATTGCCATCTTCGTCAATACCAAAATCTGGCACATCTTCTGTATTGGAGTCCACTTCGGGTTGCTCCAAATCAACTTCTGCTTCACCTTCGCCATCGGCGAAAGTTTGCAAGTCAAACTTAAATTTTAAATCTTCCATGTTACCTCCTTCACTCCCATATTGGGTTGGTGAAAACTAATTAATAAGAACCTCGACCTGTACCCCAGTGACTTGTACTCATAGGACTAAGCGACGCTTTGTATTGAGCCATACTATCGCTATCAAGTTGGTCAAAACCAACGCCGTATGAAGGTTGAGGTGCTGGCGTAGGTGCTGGTGCTGAAGCTGGTGCTTCATAAGAGCTAGGTTCGCTATAATCATATGAAGCTTGTTCAGAATAAGCTCTAGCGGCTTCTTCCTCAGCTTGTCTACGCAAGGCTTCTTGTTTTTTCAAATACTCTGCATAAGGTGCCTTTAATGCTCCAACGCTGTACAAATTTTGAATTTCTTGTGGGTCAAACTCTGTACGTGCTTTCATAGAGCTAATATCATCGTCTTTCCAACCTAAGCCTTGTAATGTTTTATCGTCTGCCCATTGGTAACCCATACCTTCGGCAAATGGGTTTTGGCGACGCCAAGCTTGTTCTTTAGGAATAAGAGCCATACGTTCTTGGGCAATTTCACCCATTGTTTTAGCTGGCAATTTACCTTCAGCACTGTCACGATAACGTTGTTCTGCTTGTTTACCTTGGCGTAAGATTTCTGCAATTTTAGCAGAGAAATCAGAACTTAAACCAGGGTGTGATTGTTGGTACGCACGTGTATCGGCTTCATCGGCACGAGCTTGTGCTTGCTCTTTAGTCTCAAAACGTGGAGCCATACTTACAGACATATAATCTGTGTTTGGTGCAAATTTACCTTTTTCTGGTGCTACATATGGAGTATTAGCTTCCATACGAGCTTGTGCTACATTACTAGGTTCTTGTTGAGCCTTGTAATCCTGTAGCGTTTGCGGTGCTTGTTGAACACCAGCTTTTTCTGCTAATGCCATAGCAATTGGAGAAGGGTTGGCACTACCTCTCCAGTCTGCGAATCGAATTCCCATTTCATTCCTCCTTAGACACCTGGAAAATATCCAGTCCGTTGTAAATACTCTTCTTGCTGTTTAAAGTCAGCAAGCTCTTTATTGGCAATCTGTCCACTAGCAATTGTAGACGCTAGGAACGATTTAAAACCCTCCGATGCCAGAAGGAGGTTCCTGTACTCCACTAGACGGTCCTCTTGGCACGTTTTGAGGTTGCTGATTATCCACTCTTGATAAGCCTCCAGCCAATCCTCCAGAAAGGTTAGGGCCGCCGAAGCCTCCGCCCCCAGGTTGCCCTGTTGAATTAAATTGTTGATTTCCGTCTGGTTCATTTCCCGCTCCTCCGAATAATACTTGTAATTCTGGTGGTAATTGTAATAGATATTGTGGTGGCAAAATACCAAACTGAGCATAATATTGTAATGCGTCTGGTGGCAATTGGCTCAATACCTGTTGTTTTAACTGCATTTCCATAACCATACGTTGCTGTGTAACGTTAGGGTCGGTAATATAATCACCATAGTTTTTGAACCCAATACTTTCAATCCACTTTTTAAATAGATTGTAGATATTTTCTGGCGTAGAAACCATGTATCCGCCAGCATTTGCTTGCATTAACGCTGTCAAAAGCGTTTGTGTCGCCATGATAGTAGATTCTTTGGTAGCAATACTGATACCAGCATTAACAATTAAGTCAAAACTACCGTCTAAATCTTCTGGACTAATCTTTAGTTCTTTATTAGTTAAACGAATTACTGTTTGTTGGTCGATAAATTTTTGATTTAAAGACACCATGAAACGGAATAATTCAGATAAACCTGTTTCAGCGAACATACGTGCTACTAATTCAAGACGTTGTGCTGATTGTCCTAAAATAGCACTAATACCTGTAGCTGTTTTATTAAGACTATTAGCGTCTAAACCTTGGTTATAACGAGTAATACCAGTACGGTTTTCTTTTTGTCCTTCAATCCACTCTAAGAATTGGAATGTTTGTGGTGCTAATGGAGTAATATTCATTGGCATAGCCACTTCATTCATTGAATGACCAGCTTTCATACGGATAACCTTACGTCCTTGCACAAAGTCATCAATATTGATAGCAGATTCATCTAGCAACATCTTAGGGTCATTAGTTAACGCAACGTTTTGCATGATTTGACGTGTTAACGCAACTTTAAGGTCTTGTAATTCGCCAATTAATTCAGCATATGAACGCTTAACCCAAATACGATGAGGGTCTTTTGTAGGAGAAATAGCAAAGAATGGGTGTCTGCCCATGTAATTTTGTTCCATACGGATAATCGTATCACCACAAATGGTGATAATCATATCTTCTAAGATACCATCATTATTAATGTCGATTTTTGTATAACATTCATAGATAACCACTTCTTGACGGGCAGTTTGCTCGTCTTTATTTATGTCTACGTAGTTATCACCAATAACCTGTTCTACTTGGTCTACGTTCATGCCGTTGTAATTGCCATTCACACGGATATCATCGATATTAGCGTATACACCTTGTGCTTCACGCTCACGCAAATAAGACATCGTTACTTTACGTTTATGAGCTACGAAGTTAGCTTCTTCCAAAGACTTGGCGTCTGGGGAATATAAAAACTCACTTACTAGAATATTTTCTAATTTAGGTGCGTTTTTGCGATAATACGGCAATTGATATGTAACAGAGAAGTCACCGAATTGGTCTGGACCTTGAATGTCTTCAATAGTTACGCCAGTTTGTGTAAGAGCCTGTAGTGCTTCATTGTTAAGTACAGCTGTTTCTGTCGTGTATCCCTCTGTACGCTCCCAATAACACTTAATAATACCCATACCAACAATCAAAGAATCTTTCATCCAGTTATATAGCACTGTAAAAAAGTTATTTTGTCGTTGTAGTTGATATACTAACAGCTCTTGCATGGTTTCTGCTTTCGTATCATCTTCTTCTGTAACACCAGCAATGGTAATTACTTCATCAGAGCCAGTAAATACCTTCATTAGAGATGGTAAAGCCCATTCAATTGTGTCGGCTACGTCTGTAGATACAAGGTCAGAGGTCTTAGAAAGAATAGGGAACTTCTGACGGTAGTAATCTTTATCGGCATAATAGATTTCATAACGTTCTCGAACTGCTGGTTCGACAATGGAAGCTTGATATGCTTCGGCACGTTGAATATCGTTCTGCACGTATCGGACTACTGTCTTATTTAAGTCCTGTAATACGGATTCACTATCCATTTAACCTCCTTAATCAAGAATACAAATAATATTAGAGTGAGCCATTAACAGATATTTAGAACCTTCAATCGTAATTTCTTGTGTATATGGTCCAAATTGAACCACGTCACCTTCTTGAACTTCGTTATGTACCCATTTACCATGGTCGAATTTACCTTCTCCACTAGCAAATACAGTACCAATGTTTTGTGCTTTTGGTGTGGAACCAAGAATAATACCACTTTCGGTAGTTTCTTCCTTCACTTCTGGAATCACCAATACGTTATCGTGTAATACTTTCATTACATCGCACCTCCTAATGGAATATCACTTGTACTTACATTACTAAAGTTACTAACAGGTGGAACAGCAATCTGACTGATATAAGCTAAAGCGTCAATCAAGTCATCGTGTAACCCTTTAGGGAAACTTTGTAATTCACTTTCGAGTTCTGTGAGGAACTTGGCTCCCATAGGGAACCACACACTACCAGTTTTAAACCGTGGTTGAAGAGTAGCAATACGTAATTCCTTACGGCTAGACGCTTCTAAGTCCTTAACTGTAAACCAAATATTACGTTTAGGCATTTCTTTCTCTAGGTAATGTTTAACAGAAGCTTGGTATGCTACTTTTTCTACACCTACATAGATAGGTCTATACTTCTGTACCGCTCTAAATATAGCGTCAATGGTTTGTGAAGGGTCATACCTATCATAATCAACGTCCAAGATGAACCATTTGTTATCTGGATTTACTGCCACCGTGCAAACTACTGTATAATCGGCACTTTCTTTCTCAGAAATAGCCAAATCCACTGTAGTATAAATAGAACAATCTTCTAACTTTAACTCGTTAGGAGCGTAATACATAAAGTATTCTTTCTTAAACATTTGACGTTCTGGAGAAATAGCAATACACATTTTTTCTCTTTCCCAAATGTCTAGCTTACCTAACGCTCTCCATGCTTCTTTCTCTTCGAGAATTTCCCCTACTGGGAAACGTTCTGGCCAATTGGAAGCTCCTTCATCGTCCATAACTGGAATACGTAATGCATTAAATTTAAGTAAGTCTTTATTCTCGATAACCTGTTCAATCAAACATTTCTCGCCAAGGTTATTACCAATCATAAAGATACGGGTTTTCTTACCAAGGAAATAAGCGTCTGATAAAAACCAATCGTAGTCATTACTTTGTACAGTATCTGACATGGAATCTTCAACGTCTTGTGGGTCGTCAATTACGATAATATCTGGTCGCTTATCGCCCCATAATAAACCACGGATAGAAGAACCTTTACCATATGCTTCCATACGGACACATATTTCTTCTCCCTTTTCGTTGGTTACAACACATTCAAAGGCTTTCTCTGATTGTTGTTTAACCTTCACCAGGTTTAAACTTAAAAACTCATTGGAAACGTATGTTTCAGCAATTTCCTTTAATTGCTTACTAGCCTTCGTTTGGTTGGCCATAATAAACACAATATAATTGGCTTTCTTGGAAGGATATGTTAATCGGTATAAAGGAAACGCACGTAATACGTACGAGCTTTTCGCACTTTCACGGAACCCTTCAATGGCAAAGTGCTTTTTCTCATGTAATAGAATGTCACTCCACTTATAGTGGAACCAAGCTGGCTCTACTTCTTCTTCGATAGGTAGAAACAATCGGTGGAATGTAACTAAATTCTCTTTCCCTCTCCTAAATGCTTCCGCTATCTTATCTTGTGCAGTAGATATAAAACCACCTCCTATAGTTAATAAAGCTCATTATCTCTGGAGGTATTTATATATAAGTGTAAATATAATTCAAAAATTAATTTTACTGGTAACGGTCTATTTATATAAGGGGTACCCTTTTAGGAAGCCCCACCCTCTTATAAATCTGGTGAATTAATAAAATATTCTGGGGGAATGTTTATAAATCTGGGGAAATAACGGAATATTCCAGGCAACTTCTTATAAATCTGGGGAAAGGGTCTCTAAACTGGCGGGGGTGACATGGGGGGCGTGAAAAGCGAAGCCCCACCCCTTGGCTAGATGATTCTCAATCTCAAATACAGGGCAAAAAGTAGGCAATTACCGATAAAGAGAAGTAAAAAGGCTGTAAAGCCAGTAAATACAACGATTTCTAGGATTTATAGCTCATGTGGTTTAGTGTAACCATCGAAAGCAACGAACACAAACGGAGCGAGTAGATAGGTCTTAGATAACTAAATATAGTGTAGGTGGTTGTATAGACTACCTGTTAAGTACATCAATCTATTAAAGAAATATACTTAACATGAAAGGTAAATGGTGAAAATCATGACAACTATTAAAAAATCTATTACAACTAACAAAACTACTAAAAAAGTAACTGCAAACGTAAAAACTCACAATACTTTCAGTATTAAAGATGATGTTTTAACGCTAAAAATGAAAGTCGAATGGAATAAATCCATGACTGGCTTAAAAGTGCAAGATGTAACAGATGTAAAAACTGAGAAATCTGAATACAAAATGGTAGTATTCCATGATACCAAAGGTAATGCACTCAAGTTATATAAAACGGCGTTCGATTTTAAAAGTGTAGTGAAAGAGTCTAAACCGCTTGCGGTAGACCCTAAAAAGCTTGACAAGCTTGACGCCGATGAAAAAGACGCCTTGATGGCAATCTTGGCGAAGTTAGCATAAAATAACTAGCTTAACAGGTAGTCTATAAAGCCACCTACTGAAAACACGATGTTATACATATAGGGTACATTTATTTCTAAAACCCCCTAAAATCCAGCACTTTTTGCGAGAATGTTATAGCATTGTGAAGAAAAGTATTTTTTAAATGGAGGATATTTTAATGAAAATCTTTATCAACTATGCTTTAAACCATGCTTTTCACACTGCACAAAGCCGTGATAAAATTAGTGCTATTAAGCACATGATACATGGCGGTATGGAGCCTATTAAGGCTACACTCTTTATAGAGGCTATGTCTAAGGATATAGCGGATACTTGGCAAGATGAAAAGGCTTTTTGTCTAATGCGTAAAAGTACGCTTAAATGCTATGATGTAGCTACTTTAAGCGGGTTCCGTTGGTATGAAATTTTATGAGGTGAAATCATGAAAAGAAATATTATTCAGTTCAAAGACAATGCTTTTTATAGCGTGGTTGCAGTACCTACAACGCAACTGGAACGCCTTGCTTTACAGTACTTAAAATATGCCTGTATTGATGAGTGGGGACTATATCACCCTGAGTGGTTACCTACTCACTTTCAAAATTGGCTATTTGAAAAGTATTATTTACCCGATGAGTGGGACCGCTTTATTAGCGATACCGCAACGCCTAGCAATGAAATGGTGATTTTGTGGGCTTATGAGTACTTTAAAAAATGGCGTAAACTTGCATGGCTACGCGAGAAATACGCTATAAAATAGCTAAAATTAGGGCTAGTTTACGGACTAGCCTTTTTTTGCGTTATAATACCGAACATATATTCTATTTATAAACAATAATTAACAACTTAAATTATTGTATACAATATATTAAATTGTATAGGGTTATGAGTTTATGGATACAGGTGATACAGTAGTATCGCTATATAGGGTTATTCTCTTATAGATTAATGATAGGGAATTTATTTTCTATTATCCCCGTTTTCGCCTTTGCCTTTGTATTGTTTTGTATCGTGCTTTGCATTGCCTGTATAGGCAACGTATTATATATTGGCTTATGAGTGAATTATCACGCTTATAAGTGTTACTATATTTTAGTAATAGCCCTAGAATTGATTATAAAGCCCTCTAAGCCATTTTTATATCTCTTCAGGTATAATCACCCTATCAAATCATTTAAAACACCATACAGAGCGAATAAACGAATTTTATTTATAGATACATACGTTTGTATGTATCTTTTTTTATTACCTGTATTGATATTTCTCTATATATAGATACATGATACAGAATTTATTTTTTCTTATTCCCTGTTTTTAGTTTTATATATATTCTGTTTTCATGTTTATCTCATTTCACTTTTTCACCACTAGCATTTATCTTGCTAGTTGATTATCATTGCGAAACCGTCAAGGTGCCTGAGATGTCGAAAAGCCAAGAACCCAGCAATCATCACGATTCTGGCGTTTTGAAATTCATGTGCTAAAGTGAGTGCAGTCGATGAGTTCGATAACCCAACGACTACACATACTCACACTTATGTGTGTAGTGTAAATATCCATGTTTTTATTTAAGGAGGAATTACCCTATGGATATTGCAACAGTCCAAGCGATTGGACAAATTTTAGCATGGTCAACAGTGCTAGTAGGCTATGTATTCATGTTTATGTTTATGTATTTTATGTTGAAAAAGTGAGGGACTTATTATGACAAAGCAAATTATGGATATTCTCAATAAAGCATGTAGAGGTTATGTATGGGGCGAAATGTACGTAGCACAAATCTGGCAAGTCATAGACAAAGAGGATTTGTCAGAAACAGAAAAACAGAGGTTGTTGTTCAAATATATCCGTGAGCTAGAAAATGCTACGGATTGTGAAATTAATATCGACGACCTCGATAATATTTTAAATGCAGAGTATTCGGTCGAAGTCCTTAAAAAAGAAATGCAAGAGGCTGAGAAAGACGGCTACCCTACAGGTTGGTATGTCGGAATGATTGAACAATTAGAATCAGAAAAGGAGAACTAAAATGAAACAATATGTATTCAATAACAAAATTTATAACTGTGAGTTGCTCACAGAAAACATGGAAACAAAAAAATTATTTTATTTTTTGAGAAGCGTGGATAATCCTAGCGATGTAATTAAAGTCGCAAAGGACGAAATGCCAGAGGAATACGTTCCTAAAATGGTTAAATTTGAGGCTGGCGATATTGTTCGTGTCAACGGCTCTTACATTGACCATATTCAAGCAGATATGGAATTTGATGTGAACTTGCGACCAACGGAAAATATATTAGATGCCGAGGGTCATAAAATTAAAGCTGGTAAGGAGTACGTTAGTACTAACGGCGTATTCGTTAAGGTCGGTAAGTACGACTTGTTATGGCAATACAACCACAATTCAGACATTCTTGACGGTGCTAAATTAGTCCCTACTGGTTCTGTGAGTTTCATCAGTGGTAAGGTCATCGAAAAACCAATCCACCTACAATATAGAAATATGGACGTAGTAGTTGACGAACAAGAATGTGTGCAATCCACACTTTCTGGCGAGCATATCCCAGCAATATGGGGACATCATTATATCGAAGACGGTGATGAAATCATCACATATGACGATATTCGTCAAGGATTGACAGACGATTACGAAATATGTGAGGAATGTGGCGATATATACCACACCGACGATATGACAGATACACGTGATGGCCGTATCTGTACAGGTTGCCTTGATAACCACTACATATGGTCTGAGGTCATGAACCAATACATTCATGAAGATGAATGTGTTTGGGTGGGTGATGATTGCATGACTGATAATTACAGAGAAGATAACTATACGCAATGTGATTGTTGCGGTGAGTGGTATGACCAATCTGAAGAAGGTTGTACATCTGACGATGGCTATGATTTATGCGATAGTTGTGCTGATGATTATCGCTTAGAAAACGGCTCTGTATATTACAAAGACAGTGGCTATATCCAAGAGTACCACCCAGATATTGACCTTCACTTCTATGGTGAAGGACCTAAATTCTTAGGTTGCGAATACGAAGTCCAAGGCGGTGGCTGTAACAGTAATATCGCAGAAAGCATCTTTGGTGACTATCGTGAGTTTTACTGTTCTCGTGATGGTAGCTTGGACGAAGGGTTTGAGGCGATTACTCACCCATGTTCCCCAAGTCATATGTTATCTAATATCGACTGGGAAACAATCGTCGATAAACTCGATAAAAATGGCTATGACGACACTGAAGGTGGTGGATTCCATATCCACATCTCCAGAGAACATTTTAAATCCCAGTCCCATATCGGGAAGTTGATTCGGTTTTTCTCCGATAACTATCAAGAATTAGTAAACTTCGGTAATCGTACGTGGGATACAGCCAACAAATGGGCAGAACCGACTGACTACGATACAGACGATAAATTCATAGATATATATAGTAACGCTAAAGGAGAAAGATACAGTGCTGTTAATGTTTGGCCGTCTGAAACGGTCGAAATTAGATTATTTGGGTGTACATATCGACCAGAAGTAATTCGGTCATATATCCAATTCGTTGATATTATTACTGACCTAGCAAATGGGTTTTATCGTGATATGACATTCGAAAACGTTCGTAAAGAGGCTACAGAACGTGGCTACAACGAACTTATAAATTACATGAAAGAACAAGGTATTTAATTATAGGAGGACAAAATAATGTGTGTGATTGCAGTATATAACAAAGAATTAGAATTAAATAAAGCGGAATTATTGGAATGTTTTAATAACAACCCAGATGGTGCTGGCTTCATGTATTTTGACGAGAAATCGCAAAAAGTACATATCTCAAAAGGCTACTTTACTTTTGATAGCTTATGGCAAGAGCTTGAAAAACTTCCTACCAATATTGACCGTGTTATTCACTTTAGAATAGCAACATCTGGTGCTATTGGTACCAGCACCTGTCACCCATTCCCTGTATGTAGTGACTACAAGAAAATGGGGTTAGGTGATAGCTACTCTGATATTGGACTAGCACATAACGGCGTTATGCATGAGTATACACCACTCAAAGGTATGAAAGCCAAGCATAGTGATACTATGCAGTTTATCAAAACAATGGTTCACCCATTAGGTAAAGCGTTATGGATTCCGCAAGTACAGGAATTACTTGAGGACCATGTGAGTGGCAATAAATTCGCTATCGTCGCAAAAGACCAACTGGTCATATTAGGCGATTTCGTGCAATCGAAAGAAAGTCACGCCTTATACAGCAATAGTAGCTACAAACCCTATGTACCCACAAAAAGCCAATGGCAAAACTACTATTTCTCTAAACCAGTTAAACAATCGTTCGATTATGACGATTTTGATACTAGCAGTTATGTTATTGACAATGGCTATGGGCCTTATGAGGTATATCCAGTAGAACTCTTTACTGGCAAAGTTACAGACGATAAAGCAGATGAGTTTATCGACGCTTTCTATGATGTAGCTGATAGCCTCGGTTGTGGTGTACACGATTTCGAAGTGAAAGAATACAGTATTGTATTCTACGTTGATGACCCTACTATCATGGACGGTGAGAATGTTCTAGGCAAGCATGTATTGATGGGTAATTTGAATTACGGGAAAGGGAAGTAACAACTTCCCCTCTTCCCTACTATGAGGTGATAGTAATGACTGGAATAGAATTATTTGAAAATTATTTTAAACAAGGAGATGTGTTTGTGTGGCATCGTCTAATTAACATTGTTCCTATCATGTGTGAGATTACAGATATTCAACCTGGTTGCAATAATATGTGTTGTAGAACATCACGTAGAGACAGTAGATTAGGTTATAAACATAGCCATGGTACATTATGCAAACTAAAAGAAAATACTCATTATATATATAAGATAATAGAAGATTATTTAGAAGGAGAGTGGGCAAGATGACAGCTCGTGAAATATTCGAAAACTATTTTAAATGCGATGATGAGTTTGTATATATGCCAGATGAAACACTACAACAACGCTTTAAAGTATACGATGTGCGACGAAATGAGATTGAAATGGCTGTTATCAGAATTAGTTCCCCTAACCGACCATTCACATACTTTTTCAAACTACATAGTGAAATGCAGAGTGTTTACAAGGTAATTAAAAAGTTTAGAAGATGAGGTGATGAAATGTGCGGAATAGATATGTTTGAACAAAAAAATATCGAAAGATACGACAAGTACTTAAAAGATGGTGATTATCTTATGTTAGACCTGGAAGGCGGACTATATCAGATGGTAAGAATCATAGATATGCAACCAGGTACCCCGCAATTTACAGTTGAATTGTGCAAACGAAGAACTAGTCAATATTATTTCAGCAAAGCAACAAGACTTAATCCAACAAGATTTAAAGTTATCAAAATGTTTCAATAAAAGGAGATAATAACCATGCATAATAGACTTCCCCTACTCCCTCACCAAGCACAAGGCGTGAAATATATATTAAATAATAGTTCCGCCTTTGTATGTGATGATATGGGAATGGGCAAAACTAGAACAGTAATCGAAGCCATGTTTAAAAGAGGTCAATTCCCTATTCTAGTAATCTGTCCAGCTAGTTTAAAAATAAACTGGAAAAACGAAATTGAACGCTGGATAGGATTGACAATTCCAATCGATGATTTATCACAAAACGTGATTATTACTAACTACGAACGTATGAAAAAATACAAGTTCGATATTAAAGGTATACCAGTAAAACAGCTGGTGCTTGACGAAAGTCATTCTTTTAAAAATGACAGTAGCCAACGTACAAAACTAGCGTTGGAGTGGTCCAAACGGATACCATACAAGATATTAATTACTGGTACGCCAATGTTAAACAGGCCTAACGAATTAGTTACTCAAATGCAGATTTTAAATAATATTCACAAGGTAGGTGGTGCAGAATATTTTCTTAATACATACTGTAATCCTCGCCATAGTCAATACGGAATTGATTATAGCGGTGCTAGTAATCTTAAAAGATTACACAACGTTATGAATAAGATTTGGTTAAGGCGTACAAAAAAAGACCTGGCTAATCAGTTACCATGTAAAACAATCGTTCCAATACCAATTATAGAAATGGAACAACCAGCTCCCCATTCTTTCAGTGAAATTGAAAGATGTGACAAAGCGGTATTACGGTCTAAGCTTCCACACTCGGTAGATTTCATAAACCAGTTGGTAGGACGTGGTGAAAAAGTAGTCGTGTTCGTACATCATAAGGATATTGGCAAAGCATTAAACATAGCGTTCCCAGAAGCAAGTGTTATTGTAGGCGGTCAATCACCTAGTATTAGACAAGTAAACATCGATAATTTTCAACTAGGTGATACGCAAGTAATTATATGTAGCTTGCAAGCTAGTGCAGTAGGCCTAACACTCACATCAAGTAGATGTGCAGTATTTATAGAATATCCTTGGTCCCCTGCTCTATTAGCACAAGCACAAGATAGAGTACATCGGTTAGGTCAAAACAAAGATGTGTTTATCTACTACCTGTATGGTAAAGGTAGTATTGACGAGTACAGATTAAATACAAACAGTTTTAAAAAAGCAGTGATTGATTATGTAGTAGATGGAGGTGCTTTATAATGAGCATGTTTGAAAGATATTTAAGTGAAGAATTTGACGATAATTATGATGATTGCCTTAAAGATATGAAAGATAAACTGGCGGTAAAAAAGAAAGGAACTGGTGAAATATTATATTATATCTACGGCGAATACGTTGCGGAGGCAGTAGCGGAACGGTATTGTATTAGCCTTGAAAAACAACATCAACTACTAAGAGATTACTTGCACTGGTTAGTAAAAAATAAAAAGAAATTTACGATTATTGATAATAAGTATTTCTGTTACAGTTGGCCAGATGTTAAGGTGATGAAAAAGAAAATTATAGATATGCCTAATAAAATTTTTATTAATGGAGGTTCAAATGTTTGACGGAATTTATATAACAAAATCATACGGAACATGGTTCCCTTTTAAATGTGAATGTGAAATTGAACAATTGTGGCCACATGGTTGTACATATGTAAACGCCCGGACGCCTAGACTAGATAGGTTGCAAGAAAACCCATACGATTTTGTATGTAAAGAACCAATGGGAACCAGTGATTGGAGTTCAATTTATAAAGTAATTGAAATATATAGATAAGGAGAAATACTCATGGAAAAGAAAATGAATAAAGAACAAATGTTAAAAATTATTGCTGATTTCGCTGATTTGATGGAATACATTTATAACGAAAGAATGTACTGGTACGAACAACGTGGAAATATGGACAAAGCATTATCTGATATTCATCACGCCATTGAAAATGATTACGATGAAAAAGACAGCAACAAATACGCTAAACTCATGTATGAAGTAACAAAAGAACGCCGTAAATACAAGGATATGCAAGAATTGTTTTTACCAGTGTATAACGCATATAAAGCTCACCCTACCCTATCTTCTGCTATCTGGAATATGAGGAAGTACGACGGAATGATTAAGGAAGGTCGTACATACGAACCTAAGATTTTACACGAACTATTCGAGAAAGGAGGTCATTAATATGAATATTGTATTACAACAATATGGCAGTAGTTGCTACAACGTATGGGAAGATGTATGTATTAGCAATGCATCAGATGTTTTAAGCGGACTTAGCGGTCTGTATAGAGTACATAAGTATCATAAAAAAATATATGATAAAGAACGAAGTTGCTGTAGCTGGAGTTATAAAGATTTATATCTAGTAAAAGAAGTGTATGGTGGTTTTGTAGAAGCAATACAGAAAGGAACGTATTAATATGGTTAATGTAGTACAACAAGGTTGGAGTCGAAATCATTACAATGTGTGGGAAAATGTGGACCTAACGAAAACGATTGGTCATAATACAGCATTAGATGGTCATTATTTAGTTCATAGCCTAACTGGACAATCTCGAAAAGACTTTAAACAAGATTGTCACTGGACGTGTGATGAGTTGTATATTATTAAGGATATTTACGGTGGCTTTTTAGAGTTTTTGAAAGAGTAGGTGATATGATGAAGCACTTTATTTACAGATGTGAGGTAACAGAATCATACTGGAGTATTGACGCACAAAGCGTTACGTGTTCCGACAGACACGTTAGAATGTATGGAGCCAGCGTATCTTCTATGGGTACTTTGTTAAACCTTGCTACGAGTGAAGACTTCACACTTTGGCAACAGGACGTCGACAAAATTATTGAAGATTACAGGCTAAAAGATGATGATAACACAGACACATGGTTATTAGCCGTATAAACAGGAGGAATTATTATGTTACACAGTAAATATTTCACACAAGAAGGCATGGAAATTATGTTAAAAACTCTATATAAAAATGGGTGGAGATATATCTTTAGACAAGGGTGCCTCAATGAGTTTTATGCGTCAAAAGAAAAACCACTCTACGACGAAGATGATATACCATTGCACTATCCAGAACGTAAAGCTTCTTTCGGTGATACGTTAAACACACTTATGTCTGACGCAATGAAAGGATATAACTATATTACAATAGCGGACCAGATTGACATAGTTGACTGGTCTACTGTTAAAGTGGATACGCCTGTATTAGTGAAATCATTTAAAGATGATGAATGGACAAGACGTTATTTTGCCACTTACAAAGGTGGAAAAGTGTACACATGGATTGGCGGTGCAACATCGTGGTCAACAGATTTAAAGGAGAATATATCCTGCTGGAGTTATGCAACGTTAGCGAAAGATTAAGGAGATTTACTTATGGATATGATTGTTAGAGATTGTGATTACCTAGAAACAGGAATTGATTGGGTATATTGCAAAGATTGCCTTGCAGTAACAAAATGGATTTATAATCGGTACGGTTCTCAATTCAGTTCGGCTACAAGCTGGCGGAACAATGAATTATTAGGATTGAGGGGTACTATATGTTCTAATCTGTCTGATTTTTACCAAGTTATAGAAGCATACAAATAAAAAATGGGCGAGGATATTATTCCTCGCCTTTTTCTTTAGGTAATGTATTTAGTTTATCAATGAGTTCACGACTTAATCGACTACTTGTATCGATTACACGTTTATCATCTACTTCCTGTTTGTCTACAGGTTTTAAACCAGCTCTATCGAGCCAATCTTTAATAGCTGTTACTTTTGCACTAGCTGGAGTATCTGGATTGTAAATTACTTCAAGGAGCATATTGGCCACTTCATCTGCCTTATCCATAAATTTCTTATCCATACGTTGTTTGTATTCCGCCAGTGCTTGCTGTACTACTACGCTTTCTTCCACGGTATTCC